GGTTTTGTCAATCCAATTATACAGCGCGTCATACGATTTTTTTGTCCACATAATTAATCCTCCTTATAGGTTGGTGTGTTGTCTGGTCTGTCTGTCGCTCTCTCTTGCATCGGGGTGTGCTCACCCTTGCCGATCATGGTTAATAATTGTCTGCAATGATCGCAATAATAAGCCGTAACCTTGATTGTCTTGCCTCCCCACGACATACGCTCTTGCTGATGATACGCCTTGCGGGTGTCGATCGCGTCCCCGCATCTCTCACAGCGCCCCTCATAATCTGACTCCTCCATCTCAACAACAGCCTCAATGTTGCGATAAGAGAGACACTCTCCACGGTTAGCGGCGGTCATTGCCTTGCACATCTGCGACCACAGACCGGGTGTCATATAATCAATTTTGGGGTGGATTAATATCTCGATCTTACCGTCTGGACGTTTAACCGTTATTTCTGTTTTTCTTGGGGCGATTGTTTTCATTTTTTATCTCCTTCCCTTAGGTTGATTGCAGATTATATTATTATTATTATTATGTCAAGCATTATTTTAATATATTTTCAAGTATTTTAAAAGCGTAATGATTTTAAGGCGTTATGTGTGAAAATAATTGAGAAAGTGAGGTTAAAAATGCCAAAAAACCTTGATAATTACCTTGCAGGCGATCAAAATATTGTTGACATAGTAAGAGGATTTGCGCAATAATGTGAACACTTAGGAGCTTGGATAGAGACTTGAATGCTGCAATCAATTTGAAGAATCTTGCTCTACGGCGAGTTCCGCCGGAAGAGGTTTGCATCGAACAAACAAACGCCTATGGAGATGGAAGGTTACAGCCTTCGGGCAGTGTCCATCGTGGAAATAGGAATCAGACATCGGATTTACTGTTGGTAGATTCGAGTAGGTTCTGAAGAACGGAATATCTGGACACCAAAAAAGAGAACACCGACGCTTGCGATGCCGCGGGCGGAAAGGATGTGCCGTTTTGACGACAATCAACGGCGCCCTGCTTAATAAGCCGGGCGCCCGCAAGTGTAAATATTGCGGGGAGTTGCTGCCTAAAAAGCGCAAGGCGTATTGCGATATTACATGCTTACGTTTACGTAAGGACCAGGAGAGAATCGAGACTCCGACACATAAACAATGCACAAAGTGCAAAGAAGTCCAACCAAATACAGCCGATTATTTTTATTGGCGCAAAAACCCTGTGCGGCTGGACACGATATGCAAGGCGTGTCGCCGCCTGGGCGTTAAGCTCTCAAAAGAGCGCGATGCCGCCAAAACTAAAACAGGTGAAGTGATTCTTAGCCCGGACGCAAGGACCGCGGAAGGGAGGGAGAGAGCAACCCCGGACGGGTTCAGGATATACATGGAGCGGAATCCGCACTATTTCGAAACAATGTTCCGGATGCCGGCGACCCCCGAAAACATTTCCGCCGTGTATCGCGCGGCAAGCGGCGGGAAAAAAAGTAATAGGGTTCTCTGAAACAGCCGTTCTATAATTAAGCAACTATGGCGACGACCAAGACAAAAAAACCGGCCAAAAAGGCAGGGAAAAAAGCAACGGGCACAAAAAAGCCCGTCGGCAGGCCAAGCAAAAAGGGCGAAATTGACATGGCGGCCCTGTATAGGATGGCCGCCGCTGGGCTCACGGAGTGCCAAATGGCGCAAGTCATTGGCATATCCAGGGCATCATTGTCTGAATACAAAAAAGATCCCGCATTTCACGAAGTCCTAAAAAAAGGCAAGGCAATCAGCGACGCCCGCGTTGTCCGGTCCCTATTTGAGCGGGCGACCGGATACGAACATGATTCAGAAGAAATCAAAGTGATTGGCACTGAGGTTGTGAGGGTCCCGACGATTAAGCACTATCCGCCGGACCCGACGGCGATAATCTTTTGGCTGAAAAACCGCGATCCGGAAAACTGGCGCGACAAACATGAATTCACGGGCGAAGACGGCGGCCCGTTGGTGGTCATAAACAATGCGGCAAGAAAAGACAAAAAATAAGAACGCCCCGGTTGAGATTGATTTTGATACCGGTATCGCCAAATTCACAGATCGGCAGTTGGAAGTCTGCGCCGCGCTGGATGAGGATTATAAGTATATTCTCTATGGCGGGGCCCTGGGCGGCGGTAAGTCGTATCTGCTGCGCTGGCTGGCTGTTCGCATCCTCATGAGCGTATTTGCGAATTATGGCATCAAAGGCGGAGCCGTCATGTTGGCGTGCGAAGACTATCCGACGCTCAAGGATCGGCAGATCGCAAAGATCGAAAAAGAATTTCCTGCATGGCTAGGTAAATATCACGACAATCATAAGATTTACGGGAAATGCTATATACTCGGGAAGCGCTACGGCGGCGGCGTGATATGCCTGCGAAACCTCGACGACCCGTCGAAATATCAATGCTTCCATCCCGATACTGAAATATTAACGCTGAACGGGTGGACGCCAGTATTTGCTATTCGGGCTGGAGAATTAACGGCAACAATAAACCCGGCGACGCGCCAAATGACATATAAGCCCGCGAGCAAGGTGTGGGATTATGATTTTGATGGCGACATGGAAACGATGTGCTCGCGCGGGGCACCTGCATTCTCTGTTACTCCCAATCATACTATATGGGCGTCAACTAAAAGATGCTCCACAATCAAACCCTACAGGGCTGACCAGCTACCCGCTACAGCGAAAATACCGCAGACCGTAAAATGGGAAGGGACTGACCGGACGGATAATTTCGTTTTCATCAGCCCGGGAGCAAACGGAAAAAGTGTTCGTTTCTCACCTGGCGATTGGATGGAGTTTCTCGGGTGGTATTTGGCGGAGGGCAGCCTCGACCCGGCTCCCCGCTATACAATCCGCATATCTCAGGTGAACGGCATGGGCAGAGAACGGATTATTAAGCTACTGAAACGCAACAAAATCAATTACCATGTGCAAGAGAAGGAAATCAATTTCAATAATCGCGCTCTAAATAAATATCTATCTGTATTTGGGAAGAGCCACGATAAATATGTGCCCCGTGAAATAATGACCTACAGCCAATCCCTTTTGATGCGCTTTCTGTGGGCAGTTGTCGAGGCTGACGGGACGTGGATCAATGATAAAGTCGGGCACTTCGTAACATCATCTAAGAGACTTTCGGACGACATATCTGAAATAGCCATTAAGTGCGGGTATCGGCCAACCGTATCGCTACGCCACGACAAACATGGATCGAACCCATACGGGGATGGGCATAGGCCACGATACCACGTTCATCTTTTAATGAAAAACACAGACACTACGTGCGGGCAGCACAGGAAGAAAGAGCGCTACCAAGGGAAAGTGTATTGCTTAACTGTCCCTCCTCACCATGTTGTACTTACGCGCCGCAAGGGGCGAGTGTCGTGGAGCGGGCAAAGCGCCGAGTTTGTTTCCATCATGGTCGATGAATTAACCAAAAACGACATCAACGTGTTCACTGATTTACGGATGCGCCTACGCTGGCCCGGCGTTCCTGATGAAAAATGTGTGTTCGTGGGCGCGACAAACCCCGGCGGCGTCGGCCATAACTATGTCAAGGCGTATTGGGTGACGAAAGTATATCCGCCTGAATTCATATCGCCGATCGATTTCCGCCCGCGTTTCAAATTCATTCCCTCGAAGGCAGAGGACAACCCGCATCTCGATCAGTCGTATTGGGAAACCCTGCATTCACTACCGGAACACCTACGCGCCGCGTTTCGTGACGGCTCCTGGGATGTGTTTGAGGGGCAGGCGTTCAGCTTCATGCGCCATACCCATGTTATTCCGGAGCAGCCGATTCCTGCCTACGCACCGATTTACACCACTTTCGATTGGGGTTTTGGGGCTCCGTTTTCTTGGGGCTGGTGGTGGGCGGATGGCGACGGACGCATTTATCGGTTTGCGGAGTTTTACGGATGGAATGGAACGCCGAATAAAGGGCTACGCTGGGAAGACTCGCGCATTGCTGACGAGATTGTCCGACGCGAAGCGGAATTGTCGCAGAAATACGGAATTGATTTTTCCAGGGCGATCCGGAAAGCCGGACCTGATTGTTTTCAGAAGAAACCGGACTACAAGGGCGGCGGGCAGGGACCGAGTACGGCTGAGATTTTCGCGCTCAAGGGCATCTATCTGTCTCCCGGCGATGCGACGCGGAGCGTCAAGATCCGGCAGTTTCGAGAACGGCTCAAGGCTCCGGCCGATGGAAGTATGCCGATGCTGATCGTTTATGACTGCTGCGAGCAGTTTATCCGCACCATCCCGGACATTACCGTTCATCCAAGCGACCCCGAAGACATAGACGATAAAGGAGAAGATCATATTTACGATGAAGCGTGTCATGTCTGCATGGCCCGGCCGCTGTCCCTAAAGATTCCGCCGCGACTTAAAACAGAGGCCCAGGCGCATATTGACATGATCACGAAACCGACCCCACGCGACCCGATGGAAATTGAGGACGCTCATGCTGCGATTCTTGATCACATTAGGACATGGGAGCAAGAGGATGAATTGATCTATACGAGAGGAGGAACTTACAGTGATGTTGATGGAAGATAGCGATCTCATTACCGGCTTATTGACGGTGTGTATGGTTTTACAGGCGATAGCGATTGGTGGAATTATGATTTTATTGTGGTCTGTTTTTTCGCGCGTCATTTTGCGAGAAGAGCCTACCCCCGGGCACGCCGCCGCCTATCGTCATTACAGCGACATAAGATCGACTGAAGCGGAAGAGGCAATAGCAAAGACATATAAGGCTGCGGACCCGTGGGATGAGTTGCGCATTGATCGTGAAGACCTTCAGCGCGTCGTCCAGACATTACCCGACGAGGAGGGCTACAAAGAATGACGCAAGACGCAATCGAAGATTTATTGCCGGTTCAGTGCCAGATATGCCGGGAGCATATCGCCAATGTGCGCATGGTTCGCCTGCCTGGTGGCGTGCTGTCGTTTCCCGATCTGAAATACCCGCTGACAGGGGCGATGTTTTTAAGCCCGGACCCCGGGCACGGAATTATCCCGCCGTTTCACGCCTCGCACACATGGGATATGTTCCATTGCCCGCACGGCGGGCACAGGCCGATTCTGACGCCTACAAAGATACAAACGCCGGTCGGAGCCCTCAATGTTCGTCCAGGGGGAGAGCCGTTCTTGGGCGGAGACATGGCGGAAAGCGACCGCGATTTGATCATGGATCGCGCAATCGACGCTCCGGTTGGATTGACTGAAGACGAAGCGGCGGCGGAATACCGTCGGCGCATGGTGGCGGAAGGGGGGCAGGTAGTTGGAGAAACGGACACGGAAGCCGAGGCGGCCGGGAACGAGGAAGACGGTGAAGACGGAGGACCTGACGGAGAGCGCGAAGCTGGAGCTACAGGAAGCAAAGAGGCGGCGACAAGCTCGCTTGTATGCGACAGGTGTCAGAGGTCATTTAAAAGTCGTTCGGGGTTGATGAGGCACAGAAAACAGGTTCACGGGCTGCGGACAGCGTGGGGGAGGTAGAGGATGCCGGATAAAAAAACATACGCATTGATCCCGCCGGAAGGCGATCCGGCCGTAGGCAGGCGCGTTTATCAGGTCCTGGCCGCGGTGCTGGCCGATAAGCAAAATCTCGGCCTGCATGATATGTGGAAGAAAAACTACAAGCTGCGGCGCAACCGACATTGGAAAGCGCAGTCGGCAGCGGTCCCGCTCATAACGGCTAACTTGATTTTTACCCATGTCCAGCGGTCCGTCAACACGATCACAGACAACAATCCGATATTTAATGCCGTTTGTAAGAGCGGCGACGAGCAGGCCTCGGCAGTCGCGACGGACATACAACGCGCGGTTGAAGATTGGTGGCAGGATCACGAACAGCAGACTGTTTTGGAAGCGAGTGTGACAAACGGGGAAACATATGGAATAGCCATCGAGGAGGTGGCGTTTAATGCCGATCTTTCCGGCGGCCTGGGCGACGTGGAGACGAGGATTGTCGATCCGATGTGCTTCGGTTGGTATCCGGTCGACCTCAAGGACATTACAAAATTTCAAGACTCCGAGGCTGTTGTTGAGTTTTATGTCGAGTCCGTAAGGCGATTACGGGCGAAGTATCCCGACCATGCCGAAAAGATTCGGTCCGATACGGACGTGATAGATGAGCTTAACGACGACCGGCGCGAAATTAACTCTACGACGGATCGGTCCGGTAAGGGGAATAATATTCTGATCACGCTGCAAAACATCGTCCGATCGATCGGCAATATGTTTAAGACGGAATCTATTGCCGATCTGGACGCAGAAAAAACCGTGGTTGTGAAGTGTTGGTATCGCGACAATAGTACCGTAAAGGACGGGGAGCCATACGTCGACGGCGAAGGCAGGGAAATCCAGCCAGTGAAGCGGAAATATAAGGGCGGCATCCGGTTTATTGTCGCCTGCTCCGGCGGGGAATGCGTTTTGGAGGACAGAGACAACCCGAATATCAACCCGAATCTTGACGAAGACGCGGCCCGACAAACGTATCTATGGGATAGGTTTCCGTATGCCGTAGCAAATTCAATCATCGATCCACAAAACGCCTGGGGCATTTGCGACATTGAAGACGTTGAGCGCCTGAATATGGAGCTAAACAAGGCCTTGTCTCAATTCACGCGGGAGAAAGACAAGGCGCTCAGGCGACCGTTGATCAATCCCAAGGATTCCGGGGTTGAGGAATATGAGCTTACCGCAACCACAACACAGATCCGCCCGGCAACGGCCCAGACGGCCGCTGGGCTGAAATATCTGGACTATACACCGGCCACGCAGGACATTGAGAAAGGCATTCAGTTATATCGCGAGCTGTTCTTACTCATTGCCGGAACATTCGATCTGGACCAGGCGCAGACAAAGAGCAATGTGATTGCCTATAAGGCCATCGCGGCGCTACTGGAACGCGCGGCAACAATGATGCGCGGGAAAATCCGCAATTACTCATCGCTGATTCGCCAGCGCGGTCGGATATATGTCTCTCACGTCCAAAATTTCTACACCGAAGACCGATATGTGACATTCAAGGCGCCGGGCGGACACACGGAAGTCAAAGCCATCAGCGGGCAGAAGCTCATCGGTCCGATCAATATGACCGTCGTGCATGGCTCAACGATGCCGGTATCGCGCATTCAGCAACGCGAGGAAGCCCTAACGCTCTATACGTCAAACGCCATTGATGCCGTCGAGCTCCTGGAAAAACTCGATTGGAGTGGCCGCGACGAGGTTATCAAAAGAATGCAGGCCGGCCCCGTCGGTATGATCATGGAGAAGATGCAGAGCGTCGGCTTGCCGCCGGAACTCTTGACCTACTTCCAGACGGTTGCGCAGATGGACCCCAAGGAGCTCCAAAAAATGTTGGAATCCGGAGAGCTGCCTACCTTCGACAAGCTCATGGAAATTATGATTACGGAGAATATGCAGCAAGCGCAAGGCCAAGCCGAATGGGCAGAGGCGCAGCCGCCGGACCCGGCCGCCGCCGAAGCGGCCGCAAAGGCTCGCGTGCTTGACGCGGAGGCTGCGCTGACCATCGCAAGGACACAGACGGAAGCAGTAAAACAAGAGGTGATGTTGGCCGGCGTTGAGTTTGATGAGGAAACCATGAAGATCAAGCGGGCCGAGGCGGTCAGCAATATGGAGCGAGAGATTGCGCAGGGCGCCGCCGAAGAAGCCAAAGCCGCCGCCGATCTTGTTTCAAATCTAGTCAACAAGCCCGGCCACAACGAAAGAGGCATGAAGTCAAACAACCAGGACATTGAGCCGCGCAAAGACGGCGGACCCGTGAAGGCAGGGAAACGGTATCTTGTTGGCGAAGAAGGGCCAGAAAAGAAAATCGATGAAAACGGCGAAGTAACAACCGTTGGGCGTAGCGGCCCAGCGATAATCAAGCCGAAGGCGGACGGCCAGATTATTCCGAATAATCAGACCTTCCAGAAGCGAGCCAAGGAAAACATTGACCGCCTTGATGAAATAATGGGCGACGAGCCGCCGCCGAAGAAAAAAGGCGTGACGGAGCGAGTAAAGGATTATTTCAGGAAATTCGGGAAGGATGCGAAAAAGTTATATTCGCCGGAGGCCCGCGCCACGGACACGACGCCGGAGCCGCCGCCGAAGCCGATCAGCAAGGAACGAGCGGAGGAGCTGAAGATTATTCATCCATCGCATCGCAAACAAATGAATGAGATTCTGGACGACATTGACAACAAGGAGGGTAGAAGGTGAAATTAATCAATCTTAAGCGCGATAAAAAGAAAGAAACAAAAGGCGAGGAAGCTGTTGTTTCTACGAGCAGCGGGGAAGATTACCCTTACGGGTTGCGCATCCGCCTGGGCGGCGACGATCTGGCGAAGCTCGGGATAAAGCTCTCGGGCATTGCTGCGGGAAGCAAGGTCAATGGAGCAATGATCGGGAAGGTCGTCGAAATTAACGAATCCCTCTCCGAAAGACGCGAAGAAAGGTCGCTGGTTATTCAGATTACCGATATTGCCCTGGACATTGCCGCGCCGCAAAAGAAAGCCTTTGACGCCTTCAGCAAGATACAGAACGGGGGGCCGGAGTAATGGCTATTCGGCTGTTTGATTTTGAGTGCCCGAGGCATGGTCTATTTGAGGCGCTTGTCGACGCAGAAAAAAAGAGGGTTCTCTGCCCGCGCTGTGGTAGAATATCATCGAAAAGGCCAAGCATTGGGCGCGTGAACGTGCTAAACGAAGACGCTCCGCACATACGGGAATCGGCCCGCGCTCTTTTAGATCCGGAAACGGCGCACCTGTCGGACAAGGAACACGTCCGGGCGCTCGCAAGAAACCCGACGCGCTCCAATCTTTACCGGTATTTGAAAGCGGAAGGGTTGCGATATGCAGAGAACGAGGGAGGGGCGCCGCCGAGGTATCGGAAGCCGCCGGACCCGGACGCCGGCAACATTGCCGCTGAACTACTGGCAAGGAAAAAGAAGCGCGACGCGCTGGAGGTCCGAAGTTGATCGGAGAAGACGGCAAGAAGATATGCCAGGTAATTATTCGATGCGCTAAAAGGAGAATTTTAAAATGCCGGAAGAAAACATTCAAGACGCTAACATGACCGTGTCCTCGTCAGACCCGGACGGCTTACTGTCAAGCCCCGACGGATCGGCTGCGCCTATCCCCACGGGCGACCAAAACGGCGACGACGCCGGAAAGAAAGATGGCGACGCACCCGCAAGCGGAGCCAATGACGACGGCAAAGGGAAAGCGGCCTCTGGCGCGGAAGACGAAATCCGTTACGACCAGTTGCCCCGATTCCAGGAACTCAACGCAAAAGTCAAAGAGGAGAGAGAGGCGCGAATTGCAGCCGAGGCCAAGCTAGCGCTACTCGAAAAATCTCCGCTGAATCCGGATTGGCTGCCCGCTGCCAACGACCAAATGGATTTCAAGGACACGTCGAAAATGACGGCCGAGGAGCTGCGGGAATGGCAGGAAGACGACCCCGTGGGCTACGCGGCGAACTTGCGCAAAGAGGCCGCATGGGAAGCCCGGCAGGCCATCAAGGCGGAATCGCTGCGCAACGACACGGTGAGCCGCATTGAGCAGACGTTCAATCAATACGCCAAAGAGAACCCTACCTTCAATGAAATGTGGGAGTCCGGCGAGATTGAGCGGTTCATGAACGAGCATCCCGGCCATAACGCGATTTCAGCGCACATGGTGATGACGGCGGGGAAGCAATCCGGCGACATGAAGGCCATGATCGACAAGGCCGTCGCGGAAGCCGTCGCAAAGGCGACGAAAGAAACAGAGGAGCGAGTCAGAAAAGATTTTCTCGCGAAAAGAGGGGCGACGGTTATCTCGTCTACGTCGGCAGCGCGAAGCGCCGACGACGGGGTCGACACGGCGCTCAAGAACACAAACCAATTCGGAGGGACTACGACCGTCCTTGCGTCGCGCCTGGCGGAAATGCGCAGGCGTGCGGCGGGGCTGTAAGGGGTTCGTCCGGCAGCAAATAAGCAGAGAGGTGAATATATGCCTTACACTATCCCGGAACTCGAAGCAGTAACCCGAGACTATTTCATGGCCGACAACCGCAAGGCCGTGGACATTTATTTCAACGATTCGTTCGCGATGGATTACTTCATGAACAAAAAGAAAGGGATCATGGAGCGTCCCGCCGGCGGCTTGAAAATTACGATCCCCCTGGAATACGACGGGCAGGAAGGCGGATTCTACACTAAATCCTCGTCACTCACGTCCGACGACAAAGAGACCATCGCGAACGCATCATTCCATTGGAAACACGCATTCGGCAATGCGACCATCCATCGGATTGACGAGCTGAAAAACTCCGGCGAATACCAGGAGGTCCAGCTAGCCGTTCAGAAGCTCCAGGGCGCACAGAAAACCGTGCGGAAGAAAATCGCGCAGCAGATTTACAACATGGCGGCCGATGGAGCCGAAGGGCTGACCGGCCTCAAATCGCTGTGCTTCGGTGCGTCCACAGTCCCGTATGGCGGGATTAAAGAGTCCGAGCTCGTCGCGGCCGACGGCGCGACCCCCTGGAAAGCCAATAACGTCACCTCGCCGGCGCAGGTAACTCTCGCGATTATCCGCGAACTGCGCTCGCTGGCGAAAGTATCCGACGGCCCGAAAGGCAAGCCGGACATTGGCCTCACGACCGAGGCGATTTTCAACATCATTAGCGGCATCCTTCAGACCCAGCAACGATTTACACAGGACACGGACACCGCGAAAGCCGGGTTCACGCACCTGGTATGGGAAAATATGATTATCGCGGCCGACGATTATTGCGACGCAGGGCACTTCTTCGCAATGAACTCCGCGCATATCGGCTTTGCGATCCATCAGAAAGGCTACTTCGCGCGGACGAATTGGGCGGATCTGATTGTTGTCGACAAGCCGGCAAAGTCAATGAAAATCTATTGGGATGGTAATTGGGTTTGCAATAACCGCAAAGCCCATGCCGGACGGAGCGGGCTGAGCTAATCGGCAAAGTGGCAGGTAGGATATAAATTGGGCGGGTGAAAGCCCGCCCAAAACTGAAACCAGCATTAACGAGGAGATAAATACCATGAACGAAACTATGAAGCTCAATGCTTTTTTGCAGGGAATTATGGAAACGTCCGCCGTCCAGAGGGAGCCCCTGGGATGTCTGCGGATTCTGTCGGACGGGCGTAAGTATCGATATTCCAAGGCAACCGCGGTTGCTATCGCCCCCGGCATCAACTTGCAGCCCGCAATTGCGACCGCAAACCATATCAATCGGTCCGCGCTTGCGACTCCGAAAGGCAGTGTCTTTGTGACGTTTGCCGTAGGGGCTACCGCAGTCACGGAGGATATGTATCGCGACGGCTTCTTGCAGGTCAACGACGGGACAGTTGGAACGCTTGGGACGCAGTACCGCATCAAAAGCCATACGCTCGTCAGCTCCAGCGGCGGCAACATTACCGTTGAACTGGCCGACCCGCTCATTACCGCACTTGTGGCTACAACTGACAAGCTCTCTCTGATTCCGAATCCGTTTAACGGAGTCGCAATCGGCGCGGCGGCTAAGGCAAGCGCGGGGGTGGCGCATGTCGCAGTTCCCGCGAGTCATTATTTTTGGGCGCAGACGGGTGGCGTTGCCAGCGCCGGCGTGCCCAACGGCACCGCACCCGGAACGCCGCTTGTTCCGGCAGCGGACGGCCTGCTCGCCGTTTTCGACGCCACAGTTTCGACCACGCACGCGACTATCGTTGTGCCGACCGTCGGCTATGCCCTCGGAACGGGGGTAACGAGCAATTTCAAGCCGATCTGGCTGAATATCGATTAAACAAACATGGGCGAGGCCTGGCCTCGCCCTTCTTTCATCTCATGGAGGTGTTCACATGGCTTTTACAGCAACGAGATTGTCCGAAACGGTCGTAGGCAACCAGCGGAAGGTGTTCGGCTCGTTTGTCAATGATAGCGGCTCAACCGGCGGCGATATTGATACCGGATTGCATTCGGTGCACGATATTGTTCTTACTCCGAAGGGCACGGCGGTCCAGGCCAACGCGCCCGTCGTCAACGAGGATCTGCCTTGCGCCGGCAATGCGGTAACGATTGTCACGGACGCAAACGCATCGGGTTATTATACGGCTTACGGCGATTAAAGGCGCGAAAGGAAGGCGGTGATAAATCATGCGAAAATTATCTCAAGCGATCGACGCCAATAACCATCCTGTGCCGTTCGCCAGCATCGTGCCTGATTATGTCGACGCCCGAGTCCTCGCAGCCAATACAGCTGAATCGCACACCATCCCGGCAGGCGCAAAATTCGTGCGCCTGACCGGGAGCGTTGCGTTCTATGCTCGCTTCGGCGACACGGCGGCGATTCCCAGCGCAGATATTACGAACGGAACAAGCCCGATACTGGTGAGCCCGAATTGTTGCCCGGCGACGTATCGGATTCCGGAGGGCGTAACAACCATCGGAGTGATTGCCTCGGCCATCTGCGTCATTACGCTCGAATTTTTTGAATAAGGGGGGCAGAGCATGGGGGAAAACTTCTATCTTGTCTTGCTTGCCGCGCTTTTGGCCTCTCTGAATGCGCTGGCCCTGGCGTTTCTGGCAAACATCAACAAAAAAGTTTCCGATATGTGCGCGTCAAACGACAAAGAGCACGACGAATTATATTCGGCGTGGAATGGTATCGAGCGCAGAGTCCAGGCTATCGAAACGACGCACCATCAGCGCGGATGCGATCAAC